ATAGAATGTTTGAGATTATGCTTCGCCGTGGTTTGATTAAGCGAGAAGAAATACCAGAAGAATTAAGTGGTAAACGCCTTGATGTGCAATATTCATCTTTGATTGCTAAAGCACAGAGACAGTCTGAGGTACAGAGTATTTCTAGAACCTTTGAAGCGATAGCGCCTATGGCAGGGATTGATCCATCTATACTTGATAATTTTGATGGTGATAAGTTTGCCCTGGGAATAGCCAGAAGAAATAGCTTCCCACAAGAGATGATTCGGAGTAAGAAGGCAGTAGAAGAAATAAGAAGCGCTAGAGCAAAGGCCAACCAGCAAGCTATAGAACAGGAACAACAGACTGCTATTGCAGATAACGTTTCAAAGGTAGCACCAGCTTTAGCACAAATATCATAGGGTGATTAATGTCTGAGGAAAAAGAATTAAAAAGACGTGCGTCTCTTATTAGGGCCTATCGCACAACTTTTACTAGTCGAAGTGGTAAGATTGTTTTAAGAGATTTAATGCAAGTACACTATATGCTGAACTCCAGTTTCACCCCTGGTGATCCGCATGAAACAGCATTTAAAGAAGGTGAGAGAAATGTTGTTGTAAGAATATTACAACAAATGAATATTAATCCAAATGATCTTTTAAAAGAGATAGACGACATAGTGAAGGAGAATACAGATGTACCATATGACCCGATTTAATTTAATAATGGAAGAAGCCCCAGGTGATATTCTTGCTGGGGGCGGTGGTGGTGCGCCTGCAGTTCCAGCGGCCAATGTTCCCCCTGTTGCTGGGGAAGGTACAACACCTACATTTGAAGAATTAAAACTGCCAGAAGATTGGGTGACAAGACATGTACCTGAAAACATGAGGGCTGAGCCCGTTCTTAAAAATTTTAATTCTTTTGAGGGAATGGTAAAATCTTTAATCCATAGTCAAAAGACTATGGGTGCGGACAAAGTGGCCATACCTAACAGTAATTTTACGGACGAAGATTGGAAACAGTTTCATGCTAAAATAGGTGTACCTGAAACAGCTGAGGGTTATGAATTTAAGAAGCCTGAGAACGTTAGCTTTGAAGATGATTTTTTTAAAGCCTATAAAGAAAATGCGCACAAGCTAGGCCTTATGCCCAAACAAGCTGAAGCCTTATCTAACTGGTTTTCAGAAAGAACCCTGGAAGCACAGGATAGTCTTGATAAGCAATCAACCCTGCAAAAAACTGAAGCAGTTGATGGTCTTAAAAAAGAATGGGGCCTAGCTTTTGATAAAAAGGTTGCTGATGCTAATTTATTTTTAACCGAATTTGCCAATGAAGAAGAGATGGTTTTTATAAAAAAGGCAGGCCTTGCCAATGAACCTCACATGGTTCGGCTTTTTTCTAGGGCAGCAGAGAAAACCCTGGGCGAAGATAAACTTAAAGGTGAGGGCCAAGGTCCTGTTGGGATTACCCCTGTTGAGGCGCAACAAAAAATCAACACGTATATGCAGGATATGAATAGCCCATATTTTAATAAAACCCATCCAAACCATGAAGTGGCCGTAAAAGAGGTCCAGGAATTACATAATCAGCTCGCCGCAGGGCAATAATTTCTTGACACTGTAAAAAATACACATATACAATAAGGCAGGGACAATCCCATACGGGAACCTGCCTTTTTTTATTCAGAATCCTCTCAAGAGGGCAATTCACCCTAAAAATTTGTTTAATTTTAACTTGAGAGGGAAACATGTCTACTGAAATTACTACGGCATTTATTAATCAATTCAACAGTAATGTGCTGCATTTATCGCAGCAAAAAGGTTCGCGCCTTCGTGCTTTCGTTCGTAACGAATCACAGGCATCAGAGAAACAATTTTTTGATCGCGTAGGTCTAACGTCAGCTACAAAACGTACTGAACGCCATGGAGATACAAAGATCAACGACACTCCCCATTCAAGACGGATGGTGTCTATTGCTACTTTCGATAACGCCGATCTTGTTGATGAGCCAGATAAGCTCAGAACTTTGATCGATCCGACAAGCGAATATGCTTTGTCTTTTGGTTGGGCTTTTGGTCGATCAATGGATGATGTGATTATCGAAGAAGCTTTCGGAGATGCTTTTGGTGGTAAAGAAGGTACAACCACTGTTACTTTCCCTAACACTCAAAAACTTGCGTCTGTTAGTGGTGCTGCAGGCGCTAGAACTAACGTTCAAGCTTTACGTCGGGTCAAAAAGAAAATGGATGAGGCTGAAGTTGATCCTTCAATTCGTCGATATGGCGCGCTGAGAGCAGAACAGTTTGACGGACTCTTAGCTGAGACTGAAGTCACTAGTTCTGATTTCAACACCGTTAAAGCCCTGGTGAGTGGGGAAATTAATACTTTCCTAGGTTTTCAATTTATTCATAGTGAGAGAACTTTGATCCAAAGTGGTGCTTTATCTTTTGACACTACCTTGGGTACTGTTGGTGCGGGAGCTGGCGATGCTGATCTTTATCATCGTTCTATCTTCTGGGCGATGGATGGTTTGCTTCATTCGATTGGCAAAGACACTGTTACTCGTATCAGTGAGCGTGCCGATAAGAACCACTCTACTCAGGTGTTTACTACTATGGACATCGGTGGTACTCGGATGGAAGAAGTTAAAGTTGTTGAACTTCTTGGTAAACCAACTGAGTAATTGAACTTTTAATTTTTAACTAGGAGAATATGAATGGCCGCTTTAGGAATAGTAAATGCTATCAATGCTGCTTTAACAGCCGCAAAACCACCTTTGAAACTTGATGTAACCGAGAACCATGGGCGTTTACGACGTTCCTATGACTCTTTCCTTGTTCCATCTGCTGATGAATTGGCTCTCAATGATGTCATCAAAATGATGAAGCTCCCAAAGGGTGCTCGCATCCATGATGCCATGTTATCAATGCCTGCTTCTGGTGCCACTGGACAAGTGCAAATTGGTTGGCCAGTAAGCGCAGATGCCGCGCAAGCTGCTGATCTCGATGCACTTTACACGGGTGCTCAAGCGGATCCGGGTAATGCAGCTATTGATAAGCTTGTACTTTCAAGTGTTCAAGCAGGTTATAATTTGAAGCTGGCCGCAGAGGTTCAGGTGCAAATGACAGCTGTAGAAGTTACTGCAGACGCGGGTGGAGATCTTTGGGAGCTTGAAGTACATTACACCCTTGATTAAGGAGTAAACCTTGGCCACAACAAAGGTTGAGATTTGTAATTCTGCCCTGGTGAAAATCGGGGCAGAGTTTATTAATGATTTTTCTGACGATAGTACAGAAGCAAGGCTCTGTAATCTTCGTTACGATTTTATAAGACGAAAAGTTTTAAGAGGACACCCCTGGAATTTTGCTTTAAAAAGAGTTCAATTAGCTAAAATTGCGGCTGTTCCTCTTTATCAGTTTGAAAGCCAGTTTATTTTACCACAAGATGTTTTGCGGGTTATTGAGCTTGCTGATGCGTCAGATTTAGTTGATTGGGTTGTTGAGGGTCGTGTTTTACTGGCAAATCAATCTACAGCTAAAATAAAATATATAGCTAATATCACCGATACATCTCAATTTGATGCGCACTTTGATGAAGTTATAGCTTGGGAGTTAGCCTGGGATCTAGTGTATAAAATTACTGAATCTATTTCTTTGCGACAACAATTAAGAGATGACTTAAAAGATGAAAAACCAAGAGCCATGTCTTTTGATGCTCAAGAAGGTCAACTGCAAAGCGTTGAGAGCAATGAGTGGATTGATGCGAGAGTATAATGGGTGTATTTAATGACACAAAAACAGCATTCACCAGGGGTGAAATTACACCAAAGGCATTGGGGCGCACTGATATTGATCAATATAGACAAGCTTGCGAAACCCTGGAGAATGCTTATTTAGGCACCCAGGGCGGGGCCTTCATGCGCCCAGGAACACAGTTCATCAGAGATGACGCTGCTACAGTAAACGATTTTATGTTTGAACAAAATATTAGCACTGGCTTTATAATTTTTTTAGATGCGGGTAGCCCCATTGCTAGAAAATTTGATGTAAATATACAAGGCTTCACAGCTCCCCATACTTTTCAACCCGTAGGTATTCGTGTTCCTTTTTTAGGGTATTCTGTAGGCGAGCTGCCAGAGGTAAGAACAAAACTTATAGGTAATAGATTATACTTTTGCCACAGAAGCCATCCCCCCTGGTATGTGGATGACACGCTTGTATCAAAAATGTGGTATCATAATATAGTTTCTTTTGGACCAGGGCCCACGCTTAGGGCGGTAGACCTTTTAGGACAAGAATGGCCTTTTCAGCCTTTTTTACCTTTAGCGGGTGCGGATAATCTTATAGCAAGCGCTACTACAGGGGCTATAGTTTTAACTTTTGTAGGTATTGGTGGTGTGTTTACTGCTGGTATGGTTGGTAGTCCTTTTCGTTTTGAAGATGGGGGAG